CACAACAAAGGGAGTCGCACCCTCATCTTCTCTTTTCAGAGCTGTAATACTATTATACTATGATGTGTTATTATATGCTTTCAGTTTCTATGACCTACGACATATAATAAAATAAAGGAGAAAGAGATATAATGGACTCGAACCATTTGAAGTTCCGTTTGCTTATATCCCAAGGCTGTCAACTCTATAACATTTAAGCACCCTCAATCAGCGCACCTACTATTTTAATTCAACACGTTTAATACTCCAGCCACTACCAATAGGATAGATGTAAACACACTCAATGCAATAGCTAGATAGTCATGGCGATAGTACCACTCTTTAAAGTTGGTAACTGAACCTACACCATATAAAATACCAAGAATAATCAAGGCAATATTAATTACAATCATTTATTCTCCTGACTTTCTACATATAGCAAGATACAGAACGCGTCTGCTTGGTCATCATTGATATCATTATCAGGTACTATGTTATAGCTCTTAAGTATCTCAATGCTTTGTTCTTTTCTTAATTTACTTTTACCTTTAATAAGATGATAACCGCACCATTTGGAATTAGGTATATCAACATATCCAATGTTATGACGGTTACGCATTACTCCTAAGAATGAACCGTTAGCTCTAATCAATGAGATGTTACCCTTAGACTTGAATGTGATGATAGGTTCTTCAATATAAATAAAATAATCAAATAAGTTATAATGCTCAATGATTTCTGTTATACCGTCAGCAATTATCTTTGCGCGTTCCAAAGGGTCTTTGCTTTTACCACCTGCAATCGAACCGACTACATACTCATTTGTTAAAGGGTTACGAAACGCATAACCAGTATTAGAGGTACTAAAGTCAATCGCTAAGGCTTTGCTCATAAATCAGAACTCAATTCAATATAAAGCTCTTTAGTAATTTCTCCAATATCAAATAAGTGTTTAACATAGTGTTCGTACTCAATCGGAGTCAATACTTCTTTTTGTGCTAAAATATGTTCTTTATTCATTTCTTTATTCTCCCTTAAAAATTAAAGCTGTATCAAGATTAATCAAACCACATTCAACAGCGTTAAGTAAGAACTCGTTAAAGTCAACTTTTGACATTGTTTCTTGCTTAAATAGTAGCTGTTCTTCTGTCATTTGCTTTCCTCTCTTAACTTATGTATTTATTATATCATATCCACTTTTCAGGTTTGGTTTATCCTCTGTTATGTAAGCTATGCTTGACTTTGTAGGCATTTTATGTTATACTCTTTATAGGAGGTACTATGGCTAGAGATAAATATTTAATGTACTTAAGACAGCAGGAATACAAGAAGCGTATCAAACTTAAAGTAGCTAACACAAGAGCTAGAATGAACAGAGAATACATGAATCAGCCAGAAGTAGATAAGGAAACATTAGAACTATGGAACAATCAGCCAGCAATATATTTTGATTTAGGAGAAAATAAATAAATTATATTAAAAAAATAAATCAGCCCCTTAGGGCTTTTGTTTTACGCTTAACCGCAATTTGACTAGAAGTGGCAGAATGTAAGTGCATTGTGTGTCCTGTTTGTAAAGTATGGTATCAGTAAGCACAATTAGCTTATTGTTTGTAAGATTTCTAAAGGAATTCCGGAGTGTTTGATAATCTTTTTATCTTGTGAAATGTTTAACTAAATATTTTAAGAAAACAAGAGTAAAGACCATTGTATAGCTATTATTAATTTAGGAACATGTTTCTTCATTTTACTAAAATAAAAAACAAAATGCTTATAAACCGCGTGGTTGTAAATGAAACAAGACTAAAAAACTTTGTGAACCTTGTGAATGTTAAAAAATGGTATGATATAATAGAAGTATAGAGAAAAGGAGAATAAATGGAAGATAAAGAATTTTTGATTAAAAAAGTAGAAATACTAGAATCAGCAATCAAACAAATAGCAGTGATCCAATATGAACTGGATAAAAAGCTAGGAGAATTAGAGGGCTTAGAATAATTTACATAACACAGGATAACTCAAAGTGTAAAATGTGATATGTTAAAATATAAAGTATCTAATACTTGACAAGTGAAAATGTCTATGTTATTATTATCTATGTAATTGAATAATTAGTTGCTGAATGACTTGTAACTAATGTAAATAGAGAATTCAACATTGAATAAAGTTGAAAATATCGAAAGTCATTTATAATCTTACGCTTGAGGGTCAAGGATAGTTGCTTAAAACCTAGACTCAATTGAAAATGTGATTACTTTACAAATAGCCTAAAGCGTAGCATGAAATAAAAGATTATGAGTTCCATGAGTGTCGTGAACAGAAACACTTCGTGACGCGTAGAAGTCTGACAGAGTTATTTATAGAAAAGTTTTGAAATTAAGTAGTCTTTTCTTTTAACTTGCTGGGATTATACGACACGTTAGGGCTTAGGGCTATCTAAAAAAGTAGCACGGAATAGAATTTAATGTTTGACAAATGTAAGATAATTTGATACTATGGTATAAGAAAAGGAGAAAATAGATGAGTTATACAACAAAGCACAAACCTTACAAACTGAAAAGCGTTAAATGTAATGGCTGTGGCTGGTCAATATCACATTGCATGGACTTAAAAAAAGAACAACTTAGAATAAAAAGTTTAAAAAAAGAAGTTGTAAAAGAATATATCCATGTAGATAACCCTAAATGTAAACATTGCATTAAATAGCACTTAAGGCTTGACTTTTCAAGTCTTTTTTGATATTATATACTAAAGGAGAAAAAAATGACTAACATATTTGATAAAGTACAGACAGCCAAGCACTTAAAAGAGCGTGAAGACTTAATAAATTTAAAAGATGACTGGCTTATTGATACGTTAATGCCAAGTTCACAAGCTGGGATACTTGTAGCACCGTTTAAGTCGTTTAAAAGCTCTCTAGCAATGCACATGGCTTTAATGGTGTCGCAAGGGTTACCTTTTTTTGGTTATGACACAAAGCGTAGTAAGACACTATACGTGGACAATGAGGACACGGACAGAGAACTAAACAAACGGCTTAGAAATAAAGACACTGCACCAGAAGACTTGCATTTCTTAACAGGTGGCGAGTTTATGCTTGATGATTCGCACCACATGAACTTATTATATGAGTATATCAAAGAAAATGACATCAAATTCGTTATATTAGATAACCTAATGACCATGCTAAGAGATGGCGATATTATTTATAGTAAAGACTTTGAACCAATGCTTAGAAGAATTACACGCTTAAAGTTACTTTTCCAAGACGTTACTTTCTTACTGGTAGCTCATGCAAATAAATCAGCTTATGCCAACTCAATGGATGACAAAGCCTATATGGTAAAGCCTAGTGACGCCTTAGGTGGTTCTACTCTTACAGCTTGGGCGGAATTTATGTTGATGTTAAGCCCTAAACGTGGCAAGCATAACGACTTCTCTAAGCTATCAGTAAAAGCGCGTGGTTATCAGTTTGATGATGATTTAAACTTTTCTTACGTTGATTCAGTATTTACTTGTGTTAATAAATCAAAAAAAGAACCTGATAGCGAACTAGTTGAAAAAGTAAAGGCTGAAACTCCTGAAGAAGTAACAAAGGAATCAGCACAGGCTTTCTTAGACTTAGCTAAAGTACAAGGAAAGGTAACAGAAAATGAGTGACAAAAAATACGTTGTTTATTACCATGAAAAAGTAAATGAATACTTCTATGACTATTATTCAAGATTTAACATAAATGAACAATATTCAAAACCTGTTTTATACAGTGATGACTTTGAATTAATGGAGAGAACGAAAAATGAACTCAATGAACGACTACAAGAACAAAGCTATTAATTTACACGCTGAAGTGTATGGCTGGCTATATCGTGCATTAGATGAAATGGTAAAAGCAGAATGGCACAATGACGAGCTTTTAAAAGTATGGCTTGGACGTGCCGAATTTCTAGTAAGACAGTCCAAAAAATTACACACAGCTTGCGAGAATGGTTACTCCAAGCGTGCATTGATTAGGGCTTTGCAATTAAAAGCAGAAATAAATAAAAAAATAATATCTAATGCTTGACAACGATAATTAATTTTGATATAATAGTATATATAGAAATAAAGGAGAACTAATGATAACATCTTTTGAACAACTAGCTGAAAGGCGATTGATAACTTTAAATTATCACAAAAAAAATAGTCAGCAGTACATCAACAGCTTAAATTACTTTGAATACTCTAGAATATACTTCGAGAAAAATGGCTTTCCTGATGACAACAGACGAGTTTATCAAAGTGGTAAGCGAAAAGGTCAAAAAGTTGGCTGGTCTGATAAAGAGGAAAAACAGCAAAAAGAAGACATCAGGAATTTCATATATGAAAAGCAATTACAAAAGTTTAAACGCAAGAGAAAAAGCAAGTAAACATTATGCTAGAGGCGTCAGGAAGTTGTCTAAAGAGCTTGAAGAGATGAACGAAACAAAGTATAGGGTTGGTCCTAACGAGTGCCTATATGGTTTGGTAAATGACTTGTGGGATTACTGGGAAGACGGTTGGATCCTACCAATGCTCAAATATAATATAGAAATTACAAGGCAAGGGGACGCATTTATCGTGGAAAGAGGAGAAAAATGAGCGTATTTGAAAAATTAAGCGTCATTAATGTAAATGACAAGAAAAGTAAAAAGAATAACCTTGATTATCTCAGTTGGGCGTTTGCTTGGGCAGAAGTAAAAAAAGTTTATCCTGAAGCTAATAGTAAAGTTTATGAAAATGAACAAGGGTTAAATTATCACACAGACGGTCGCACAGCATGGGTTAAGGTTGGTATGACTATTGAGGGCTTAGAACACCTTGAGTATCTTCCCGTGATGGACTATCGAAACCAGTCAATTCCGCTTGAAAAAATTACTTCAATGGACGTGAATAAAGCCATTCAGCGTGGACTGGTTAAGGCAATCGCTCGTCATGGTTTAGGGCTATACATTTATGCAAATGAAGATTTGCCCGACTTGACAGAAGAACAGAAACTGTTGGAAGCTGAAAAGCAACGACTTAGAGAGATCCAACCAGCACTAAATAGAGCTGAAGAACTTGGTTATCCTAATATGGAACTACTTAAAACAAAGACAAAAAAAGAAATCTTTGATATCATGACAATTTGGAAAGCGACAGAGGGAAAATAAAAAATGGCAATCATCACAGTTACAGCACAAGCAAACGAAAAAAATACTCGTACAGTAAACACAGCAAAAGGCGATAAGAAAATTATTTCAGTTCCTTTGTTTGAAAAAGAAAAAGGTTCGAATGTAAAAGTCGCATACGGTTCGGCTTTCTTGCCTGACTTCATTCAATTAGGGGACACAGTAACGATCAGCGGTCGTGTACAAGCTAAAGAATCAGGCGAATACGTAAATTACAACTTTGTTTTTCCCACAGTTGAAAAAGTATTTATCCATAATGATAATGTCAGTCAATCACAAGCTAAACAGGACTTATTTGGAGGAGCTGAACCGATTGAAGTTAATACGGAAGATTTGCCTTTTTGATAGAAAGTAGGTTACATGTACACATCAGAGGAAAAAGAACAAATTATCGATATCGTGGATAAGATGAGCTTACTAAGACAAGACTTTGACGGAGCTTTCACTTGGATCAAGGAAAACGTATCAATGCCATTTGACTTTGACGGAGAACAGCAATTCATATCAGACTTGAAGCAGTTAGTTAAAATTAACGCTTTGAAGTCTGGTAAAATATATGAAGGAGTATTAAATTGACAACATTAAGAGAACTACACAAAAAACTTAAAATTAAACAAACGCTTGACAACTACGTACGAAACACAAATAAAAAATACAAGTATAACTTTGTTCCTGATGAGGTTCTTGGCGAGGGAATGGCCAAACTGATCGAGCTTAATACGCAGGGTAAACTTGGACGACATGCACAGCAGATTGCTTACATTAACCATAATTTGAGCTTACAGCGTCAAAAGGAGCAACTGGAACAAGCTAACGAACGACTTGCTAAACGTGCTGAGAAAGCCCAAGAATTGCTTGACACGGAACTTCTGAAAGATAGCTACATCGAAACACTTGAAATGTTTAGTAAATTCAATTCAGCAAAACAATATACTATGTGGGACGACCTAGAAACCCCAACTAAAGTGATTGAGTTCATGGAAAAAAACGGTGTGAAGCAAGGTAAATGGCTACGTCCTGAAGGAGTTGAGGCTTGGTTTAAGGAAAGAATTATTTGGTTCAAGAATAAATTGAAATAACAATAACATCATATAAGACTTTAGGCTTTACAGCTTAGAGTTTTTTTGTTATAATAATACATATAGTTAAAGAAAGAGGAAAAAAATAATGGAAGTAGTAAGATATAAAGAAAAGTATTTAGTTAGTGATAAAGGAGATATATTTAAAGAAAACAAAAAATATACAATAAAGAAAAAACAAGCAACCAATAAATACGGTTATAAAGTAACAAAAATTAATGGGAAACAAGAAAGAGTACATAGAATAGTAATGGAGGCTTTTCATGGTAAGTCTGATTTAACTGTTGATCATATAGACGGAAATAAAGAAAACAACAACTTGAATAATTTAGAGTATGTAACACAAACAGAAAATGCAAAAAGATTTCATGATAAAAAAGTATTATGGAATGGAAAGGAATTTAGAAGCTTCAACGATTTATCTAGATACGTTGGAGTTGCCAATTCAACAGCTTGGAAAAATCATAGTAAAGGTTATAAACTAAAAGGGCATATAATAGAGGTTATAAAGTGAATTTAATACAATGCGTAACCTGTGGGGCTTCCGACTTTACTAATGGTAAATGTGATTATTGTAGAAATCAGTACGAAGTAAATGAAGATAAAGTATTTTACGGTAATTCATCATTAGATGAGGATATAACCTTTCAAGAAACTAAAACAGGTAAACTAATACTTAAAATCATGATTTATACTTTAGTATCTATTGTTTGGTTTGCGATAACTGTATTCATTCCACCGCTATTTATAATAACAATTATTTTATTAGTAGTTTATGGCGCTTATTGCTTGACAATTAAAAGAAAATAGTTTATAATAAATATATAAAGTTAAGAAAGAGAGAAACAACAATGGAAAACAAATTAATTAAAATCAACTCGATGGAAACTTTAGAAAATGGTTTTATCTCAGTTAATGCAGATTTTGAACTAGGACACTTAGAATTTTGGACTAATCAATGTGAAATTGACAGACTAATCGCAGGTGGTAACATGGATAGACTTACAGTGGACAGATACGAATAAAGTTATTATAATAGCAATAGTCGGAATTGGACTATATGCTTTTTTGCATTAGTTGACCTGATTAGAACGAAAGGAAGAAAATAATCAAAACAAAATACTTACATGACAAAAGGTATTGCCATTGCTTCGATATTCCAATGAGTAATGGCTTAGGAGTTTGCAAATGTTGCAGAGGATACACAAACATCTGTTATAGTTGCGGTCGCTGTTTGCGTTGCTGGTTTACATCGCAGGTTGAGCTATTTACCGAATATGATGAACCTAAGTTGCTGGCACTTATAGAAAATTGGAATAAATTTTACCAAAATAGAAAGACAAGGGATTTTAATGCTTAAGTTAGACGAGAAGAAAATTAGAAAAGGTAAACCAATCGGACTACCGTATCAAGGAAGCAAGAAAAAGATAAGCAAGAAGATAATTGAAATTATCAAACAGAACTTTGGCACAGATAAGCCGATATACGACATCTTCGGAGGTGGCGGAGCAATTACAGCCGAATGTATTTTAAATGGTTTAGAAGTGTATTACAACGACTTAGACAAGGATATAACAAACGCATTTGAACGAGTTATTTCGCAAGACCGTGAATGGATAAAAACGCTAATTGTTTCACGTGAGGAGTTCTTCGAAATTAAGGCTAAAGAAAACAAGACAACAGATGACTTTTTGAAATTACTACTTAACTCTTTTGGGAATAGCATGAAAACCTTTATGTATTCTAAAGGAATTTCAGATTTGAAATATAATCTAGCTAAAGAAATTATTGAAAAGCATGACGTTTTTGTCGGTTATAAACAGACAGAAACATATAATAAAGTTATTTCTGGGGCAGAATGGAATTGGTTTAATGAAAAAAAGGTTCAACTACTTGAACAACTTCAACGGCTTGGGCGAGTTGAACAACTTCAACAACTTGGCGAAGTAAAAGCAACGAATAAAAGTTATCACGATTTTGGCGAAGTTTCTGGAGCTATTCTATATCTTGACCCACCTTATGAGGGAACAGCACACGATGGATACAAGGGAAAAAAACAAAAGAGAATAGTTAAGACTGAAGTTTATAAAGAAATGCGTGATAAGCTATTAAAACTAGAGAAAGGAACAAAGATAGAGCATGACAGTTTTATTTTTTCTCTTGGAGTTGATGACAATAACAAAAACAGAATGTATTGTAAGGACGTTAGTTCAGCTTTTGATAGTCAAGAATTTTACGACTGGGCATTTGAAATGGCAAAAACTAACATTGTGATAATTTCTAGTTATTCAATCTCTGACAAACGCTTTGAACCTGTTTATTCTTTTGATAAAGCACGTAGTAGTTTGCAGGGCGGAACAAGCAGTAAAGGCAAAAATGAAAAGTTATTTATGGTTAAAGACAGTTAATGTTTGACAAAGTGAAAGCAATTTGATATAATGTAATCATGAAAGAGGTAATAAAGTGAAGTTAAAACATCGCAGGTTGAACTGTTTACCGAATATGATGACAACCGAAGAAATAGTGCAAAACTATCAAGTGAAATTGTTAAAGATTATATTTAAAGAGATTGATAGCCTGATGAAGAAAAAAGAAAAGGCTGATATAAACGCACATAAACTTGCTGAAAACGGGAATACAGTTAGAACATCAGCATATTGGAAGTCAGTAGGAAATGCAGAGTTTTACATTAAAGAGATGTATGAAAAATTGAGTGCTTTAGCTGAAATTGATAGACTATTCCATTGGTCAAGTCGTTTACATCAAGAACAATTGCAATTTGTCAGTAAATACCCTAATGTTATGGAAAAATACAGACAATCAAACTAAGGATAGACAAAATGAAAGATACAGTAAAAACTTTAATGATGGTTGCAGGTGTCGGCTTTACACTTATCGCTATCACTTGGATAGGTATAATCGCAACGTTGCTTATTACATGGCTTGGAGGTAACATCTAATGAATTTTAAAGAAAATAAGCACTATGCCAACGAATACGGTGTAGAACTTAACGAATACTTGAAACATAATTTTAACTATGAAGAACTTGTAGGCTGGTATACAATGCAGGTATTGAAGTATCTAGTAAGAGCTGGCAAGAAAGAGGGCGAAAGCTACGACAAAGACTATAAAAAAGCCTTAGACTATGCCAAAGAACTAGCTAACTTAAGTAACGAGAATGAGCTTACAGAGTACACTACCGACGATATTATGGGCTTTATACAAGAACTAGCTGAAGATTTTGAACGCTGGGAAGGAATAAAATAATTGAAAATAAAGTTTATGCTTGACAGTGTGAACTTTTTTTGTTATTATAGTCTTATAGAAATAAAGGAGGTTAAACAGTGGAAACACAAAAAGCTATAAAGGTAGTAGCATATAACCCTACAACGGAAGAAGAACTACACTTTAGCTGTAAGGCTCAATGTGCTAAGCATTTCGGACTTAAAGCTAATACAGTCATCAGGTGGCTTGACAACGGTATGCCTGTAACTGAACTGCTGACAGACCTAGATAGAAACCAAGTAGAAATTAAAAAACAAAGTAAGCTAAATGGCTTTGAATTATTTACGATAAATGAATGGAGTGTTTTTGATAATTAATTACGAAGACATGAAAATAGAAAGTTTTGGTGAAAAAACAAATGAAATTATTTAACAGAAAACCTAAGGACAAAATTAAAGTAGCAACAGCATTTACACTAAAAGGATTAACAAAACAAGTAATTCAATTAGAACAAAAAGGGTTTATTAAACAAGGAGAAATCCAAAGCGTTATGTTTGACGGAACGAATATGGGTTTCCAGCAAGCAATGATTAAGAAAGCTAGTGAATAATATGTGTAAGAAACGCAAATACACAAAAATGGGAGCTTTATATTCAATAGTAAGTGCCCAACATGCTAAAAAGAGCAAGAAAAACAAAAATGATAAGATACCAGTTAGGGCTTATCACTGTAAGTGGTGCAATTTATATCACTTATCAAGTCAGCAAAGACTAAACATAAAGACAGGAGTAATTGGATAATGAAAGATGAATTTACATACTACACAGTATCTTGGATATTGGAAAAAGAAATTAAAACACGTAAGTTTTATAATAAAAAAGAGGCTTTAAAATGGAATGAATTGCTTCCAGAAGAACAAAGACATGAAGTTAAAAAGCATACAGAAATAATTGAGGTTATAGCATAATGACAAATGAAGAATTATATGAAAGAATTACTAGCACGCTAAAAGAGCAAGGTGTCGGAATAAGTCAGTTTGAATCAAAAGTTAAAGATGAAACAGGTAAATTTCCTAACTTAAAAATGACTAAATCACGTTTGAGCTTACCGAATACCGTAGCATTCCCTTATCTTACTATGTTTTTCAATGATGATGAAATGCACGAACTTACCCTTAAAAAGATTGATAGCGTAGGAGATAACGGAGAAGCGTTTGACTTACTAGATGAGATATTGTCTAGTTTAGAACCAAGCAAAGAATATCTATATAAGCAGCGATTGAAGCGTAAAATGCAAAGGGAGGCAATGAGATGATACTACACAATTATACAAGTAAAATAAATAGGTCAAAATATCCACAGCAAACAGCTAGAAAGATTGCTAATGACTTGAACAAGAATGACCCTTTCAATAATTATATAGTAAGCCTTGAGTTAGGCTCTAAACGGTATATTATTGAAAAATTTGAAATTAGAGGTATGAATAGATGAAGCGTTACTACGTAGAAGAAGAAGACGGCAGAGAGATCAAGCGAAAACTCACAACTTTTGCTAATGATGATTTAACACAGCTTTCAGATGATGAACTAGAAACATTATATTATGAATCATCTGCTCAATTTTTAGCTAAATCAATGCACTTTATGAAGATTGAGAACGAGCTATTTTCAAGAAAGAATGTAACTGTAAGTGATGAAATTCTAATAAATGCTGGCAATAATATTATTGAAGCAATTAATCAAGTAAGCAATTAAGCAACAAAAAGGAGAAGAAATATATTTATTTTAACAGATGACACAACTAGAAGTATAGCGTTGATTCAATTCGCTCATAAAAGGGCGGATAAGGGCTTTAATGATATTGTGGCACAATTATATGACCAAGAGCTTAAAACGCAAGAGAAAGCAAAATATGAGCATATAAGGCAAGCTAAGGAGAAAGCAATTGAAGAACAACGAGTTAGTGAAGAAAATCAACGAAGAGTTGAAGCTGACAGAATCGCAAGAGAACATGATAAGGCAACTGAACAACCTGAAGCCGAAAGGACGAAAGAAGTTAGTGGAGAAGATGAAAATGAGAGAGTTGTACCAAACGAAGCAACTAATGGCATTATTGGGCCGAATTGGTCTAGCGTAAGTCCTGAAATAGCAGCGAATTACATGGCAAGTAAGACAGGAGTAGGCGCTAGTAAATGGCTTGATGTTATTTACAAGGAATCTAGCGGAAACCCTTATGCCTTGAATAGTTTATCATGCTACGGATTACTTCAAATTATGCAGAGTGTTCATGGGCAAGTATCTAATTTAAGCCCTCAAGAATACTTAGACAAAGCTGTAAGTATCTATCAAGGTTCAGGCGGTACAGCATGGGAGACATGGTAAAATAAAAATAGAAAGTAGGATATCTTCATTTACAAAAGAAAAACAGCTATAAAGCTGTCTTTTTTTTATTTTGATGTATTAGCTTTACCAAATTCATCATCTAATTCTTGTTGATAAACTAAATCTGTAACATCTGCTACCTTTTGGAATGTTCTTAGTAATCGTACCGTCTTGATCCAGCGAATAGTCACACCGTCTGAAATATAAGCACGTTTAGTATCTACAGTATTAAATAAAATCATTTTCTTTTTTCCTTTTTCTTTGTTTTGCCCTGTAAGGCGCTTGTTTAGTTCTGCGATAAAGTATGAGCGACAACTTTCTACCGTGCCACCGTGTACCTCTACGGAACGTCTAGGGCAACTTGTACTTGATAATTCTTGATGTAGCTTCACAGTATCACGATTAGGAGTTAAGCCCCATTGTTTCATGTATTTAGCTACGTCATCTAGTACCGCTTGTTCATTCCTCAAGAACTGGTTTAAATCGCCCTCTGACTGGCACACTTCCCAACTTGCATAGTTTGCATTACCGTATGAGTTAGCGCAATGCCATGCCATATTAGAGAAGTCAGAAGCCTGCAATCTTCCGTCAGAAGCAATATAAACATGAGCAAAGCCATTTTCCGGGTTGTGTGTAGGTAACCAGTTGTTGTAGAAGCCAGCGTTAGCACCGTTTGAGCCTGCGTCGTTGTGAATTACAACCCCAGTAGGGTTATGCCCACGTACGCCAGCATTAGTTATATTCATTCTTTTTTATCCTCCGTTTGTTCTTCTTCAACTTCTGGAATATTTACACCATTCTTTTTGACAAGTTTAAGCAAACCAGCAAACATAGGACTAATTTTTGCGATTAAGTAAATAAATTGTCCTACAAAGTACAACAAACCTACGTTAATCACTGTTTTAGCAATATCAGAAGTTGAGGGTGTTTGTGTAAAGTAGAATACTGCATATAAAATCCAAAGGGAGAATATTACCGTCAAATCAATCACAAGTCTACGCCGGAAAGGTGGATCCATTCTTTCTCTATCTTTTACCCATGTAGCAAACAAAATTGCTAAAATTAAGATAGTCATTAATATCATTTTTGTAATCATAAAGGTTACTCTTTCTAATTTCTATAAAGTTTTACAATCATCATTTCGTGTTTTGAACCCCCAGCGAAGCCACTTGCATCACGTTTATCAAAGGTATATTGTTGCCCTTTTTTGAGACCGGAGTAGATAGCCTTTGCAGGCATGGACAAAGCTTGACCGTCATGACCGTTAGTATATCCTGTTGCTTCATAAATCTGTGTTATTCCAGAGGGAGTAGTAATTCCAATTTCCCATTCTCCGCCACCATATCCCCAGCCATGATAGAAAAGTTCAACTTCTGCAGTACAGTCCCAAGGTGCAGTAAATGTGACTGTATTTCCACCACCTTTAGTTCCATAAAAGGCGACATAAGAATCTGCGAAACCTTTCATTTCCAAGCTATTTGTGATAACTTTATCTAAATACGTTACGTTGTCAGGTGTTTTGTCGCTTATTACTCCTATTCCATTTGTCGTTCTAATGTCTATTACTACTTTTAGTACACCTGAATTGTTGTTCAAATCAACCTTGTTACTTTTGTCTGTGCTTTCTGCTGAAAGACTTACAGGGTGTGTTGTTTGTGTTAAATCAATATTTGCATGAATATAGTTGACAGAATCAGGCTTTAAGGCTACTGTTTCGTTTGATAGTTCAAAATATCTACCGCCAGCAATAATTGAAGTGTTAGTATATTGCACGTTAAGGGCTGTATTTAATGGACTTGACCAGTCTTTTCGCCTAATTGTTCCATAGTCCATTCCTGTCAACATCATGTATAGCTTTCCGTCATTGTTTGAACCGACTGGAAACTCTGTGCCATTTGGACTGAAGAACGTGAAGTTTTTAATTGTCATTTTTGACCTTTCTTGAAATTATTTTTGCTTTATCTAAAACTGGGTTATCAGTAATTGATAATTCTAATAATCTAAATTTTCTACCGCCACAAGGATAACCACCAATTGATACAAATTGACCGACCTCGTACAAGAGCGTGGTTTCGATTCTAAGCGTGTTTTCGCTATTGTAGTATACTTTACCTGACAAAGTTTCTAAGTGGTCTTTACGTAGCTCTCTGTAACCTTTGAAGCTATCTATTCTATATTTATCGCCATAAGTAGCTACATATTCATATAACATTTGGTTTATCTCCACTTTCTACAAAAATAAGTCTATCACTGAAGTCTGTTTTAACTCTGTCTGCTATATATCCTGAATACAGTTTACCGTCATACCATATATCAACCAAGTCATTAACATACAAAGGCAATAGCTCATTTTGATTAAAGAATAATCTTGTGACGATTGTAGAGGGAGAAATTTCAGCCTTAATAGTAGACATATCAGGAGGGTTTCCGTGGTCATCTCTATCATAAAACAATGTTTTAGCCACCCTTACTTCTGGCAAGTCTGTTCCGTCTCCGTGATAAGTGCTATAATCAATGATATCCCCGTTATTTTTGGCTGTATACATTTTAGGAGGGTCTACGTAGTCATCTGCATTTGAACTTTTAACGAACACAACAGCAAAATTATAAGCTGAACGTTCTACTATTGTTTCCGTGTCCATTGACACATTTTGCTTGAAATCTATCCTTGTCGTGATTCTGTTTCTGTTCCAGTTTCTAGAAGCGAAGTTAATGAATAACAAGTTTCTAGGGTCTGTTTCAGATGAAGCATGTTGAATGGTTGTAGTTGGTTGAAATTTAACCTTGGAAAATATCCTTTTTGCTACGTCATGAGCTGATGAAGTTTCCGCTTTACGGTTAATTGTAGCCTTTCCAGCAAAGATAGTTGAATTAAAGAAATAACCATAACTCATTAAATTATTTTTATTAGGGTCAATTAGATAGTCAATGATAGCGGAGTTTGTCGTTTTAGTTATTGCATTCGGAACATCAAGGCTTTCAATCATTGCCCAAAAATAGTTCTTTAACGTAGCTTTGTTGCCTTCATCTACACTTGTTACAAGATAAACCATATCTAAGCTTAAGTTTCTTTTTTTACCTAGAGTTTCCTCAATTGGAACAACTTCAGGAAAAAGAATTTGAACAATATCGCCAACTTCTACTGAAACGGTCAATGTAGCTGATGAAGTGTAAAGGTAACCTGTTTCCCACAGTTCATAGTTAATAACTTGACATCTTGCCTTTGGTATTGGTAGACCTCTTTTGTCTTTTTTACCATTAGGAAGATTAAAATCAGATATATTATAATAATTAGGGTTAAAGTTATCATAAACATTAGCTTCTAACATTAAACGAAGTCCGCCTTTCTCTTGATTTTAAACTCTGCCTTAGTTAAATTGATTAACTTCATTTGACCGTGTTTGATTATACGTGTTCTGTATCGTTCAAAGTCCATTACAGGGAACAAATTTAATGAAGTCGTTCCGTTCCAGCCTTGATAAATTTCATCATTTACATCTGTATTGATTAAAATGTAATCCAGCGCCTGTTCAGTCTTAAATACAATTGCAGTATATTCATTTCCGATATCGTCTAAAAATCTAACGCCAGTAGGTGTTTTAGGAAGTTGCGGATATAATATCCCCATAAAACTAAATATTTCACCTTTTGTATCCCAGCGGCCTAAACGGTCTATATTTGTTTCTCCATAATAAGTGTAGGCTTGATTCGCTATATAATTATATCCAAAATATTCACTTATATCATCAGTTGTGAGTTCGGTAGCTGAGGGCAGGTATGGCGTAGCTATTGGTCCTGGTTCTATTTTTAAGTTAGAAACTATTATCTCCGCCCCAACAGGTATGAAATTAAAAACCAACTGTACGCCATTGGCCGTTGCGTTTGCATTTATAAAATCTTGAGTTAATTGTATTGTTCGAAATATTTTAACTTTATGAGCAGGGTTTTCTACATAATCAGGTTCTTTGAATACATCTTTAGTATAAAACTTGCCATCTACGTTTTTCGCTTTTACCATAGAAAGCCAAGTATAAGACCCGCCCCACATTTGTATCGTGACATTTGCATCTTCCGAACTACTATATAGTTCAGTATTTAGAAATTCAATATCATAAGAAATTGTGATATAGTCGCCAGCTTTAAATAAATCAGCTACTGTTTTATTTTGTGTGAAATAAATTATTCCTGCATTTTGATTTGCTGCACCATTACCAGCAATTCTAGGTTTGAAGTTTTTAGTACCGTCTAACAAATTCAAATTAGGCAAATTCAGAGAAGGGCTTGCTTTCAGTCTATTATAGTTTTGTAAAGGTGTTTCACTTCCTTTATATCCGCCATAAATTTTAGATTTACCAGCGATAACTTTACCGTTTTGAATTTTGTCAAAAGTTAAATTTTCGTAAGTATACCACTTTGTGATTACATCAAAAGTTATCTTTTCGCTGAAAGTTCCATTTTTACCGTAACCCTCTGTCTTTGTGACATCTGCTAAAGCTAAATCAGCATATACCTGAAAAATTTCTGTTTGATATTCAAGTGTAACGAATTTTTTGCTAAGAATATCGTTTATGAAGTCTTTCATTAATTGATAATTTTCTTCCAAACTTTCTCCAAACGTTTCTAGCTTAAACTCTATTTGTGGTTGAGTGATTGAGCGTGTCCCCATTACTCCGACACCATTACTTTGCCAAATATTGTTAGTTGATTGTAACCCTAAATTAGAGGGCTGGTAAAATCTAACTTTTCCATTTGTGACGTCCAAAACTTTGTCATCTGTTCCGTCTAAGTTGGTATGTATTTTGTACTGCCTTACCATTAAGCCCTCCCTAGTTCAAATTCTCGTCTGATTGCTCGTGCTAAGTTAGAAACATCTTGACCAGCACCGCCTTGTACGTTGAATGTGTTATATGTTCTATTGTCGCTTGATACGCTGTTAGTGCTTAGACCATAACCGCTAGAAGATAAGTTAAATTCTGGCAAACCTACTACCATAGAGCCTTTAAATAAGCCTCCAAGTTTACCAGCGATACCATTAATAGCTCCTGATATATTATTGATTGTATTTGTTACACCACCTAGAACGCTGTCTATTGTGTTCTTGATTCCTCCAAATATTCCACTAAAGAAACCGCCAAGCCCATTAAATACTCCTGTTATTGCGTTGTAGGCATTAGAAGCGAAACCGCCAAATGCGCTGAACACTCCACTAACTACACTTCTAGCACCATTGAACACTCCACTAAAGAAACCACCGACTCCGTTGAATACACCTGAAATTGCTCCCCAAGCGCTTGAAGCAAAGCCACCAAAAGCGCTGAACACTCCACTAACAACGCTACGAACAGAATTAAATATGCCACTAAAGAAACCAGCTACTGCACTCCATATTGACTGAACAACTCCCCAAGAGCTAGAAGCAAAACTTCCAATTGCGCTGAATACTGATGACACGATACCACTTACAGCGTTGAATATTCCACCAAAGAAGCCAGCTACTGCACTCCATACTCCAACCAGTACATTCCAAGCTGAAACAGCGAAGCTACCTATGGCACTAAATACCGTTGAAACTACTGAACTAACCGCATCGAATATTCCACCAAAGAAACCTGACAGGCCTTGCCATGCGCCAATAACTAATTGATAAGCACCACGAATTATAGCCAAGATAAGTTGAAAAGCTACATTAATTACTGACCCAATTAGTCCGAATATAGATTGATAAAAACTAATTAAAGGTTGAAAAGTCGTAACGAACCAGTTATAAGCATTTGTAACTAAAGTTGCGATAGTTGTAAATACATTTGTAACGACATTTACTATCCCATCCCATAACCCTGTGAAGAAACCTGTAACTCCAGCCCATGCTGTTTGAATTCCAGCAACAACAGTTGTCCATAAGGTAGTAAAGAATGTTGTTATTCCGTTCCAAATATTTTGAATACCTTGCACAACTCCGCTGAACCAATCGACTAAACCTTGCCATATACCTTTTGCTCCGTCAACTACTCCGTTCCATATATCAGCGAACCATTGACCAATACCGCTAAAGAATGAAACCACGCTATCCCATGCACTCTTTAAGAAGTCTACAAAGTCCGCCCATATCTTTTTACCTGTTTTAGTTTGAGTGAAGAAATAAATCAAGCCAGCAACGACCGCTGCAATTGCCACAGCTATGGCAACAAACGGATTAGCAATAATTAAACCAAGCAAGGCTTTTACTGGAACCATAGCATATTTCGCAACTGTTCCAATAGTTTTAAAAGCATCTATTACTCCTAATATACCTTTAGCTACCTTGAAAGCTGCAAATGCACTAGCAAGAACTACTAAAGTTCCTTTTAAGACTGACATAGCAGTTTTACTTTCACTAATTTTTTTCAGAAAATCAGCTATTTTTTTCGTTATTTCTGACAGTTTACCAGCAAATACAGCTATACTCTTTGCTACGTTGTCTATACTTGTTGCGTTTTTTGTTGTTTCTGTATTTATTCCAAGAAATGAATTTATGACATTCGCTATAATAGAAACTATGGAATCAAATGCGCTTTTTATATTATCCCAAGCCTCTAAAAAGGCTAAAGTGGCTGCATTTTCTTGCAGTTTTTGAAACAAGTCTTGAAAATACTTAACTACATTTGATACAGCTTTACCAGCACTTTCTCCCCAGTCAGACATCTTGTCTATTAAGTCGCTAATGATAGGTGTTAAAGCGTCAAGCGTAGGAAGCAAAGCAAGCGATAATGTTTCGTTAAAACTATCCCATGCGTCGCTTATGGTAGTTACTCCCCCACCACCTGCTTTACCAAGTTTTTGCATAGCTTCATCTAGCATTTCAACAGATATTGCACCTTCTTCACTAGCTTCTGCAAACGAGCCATACTGTTTTAAAGCTGGGTTCATTTCCATAACGGTTGATTTAAGTGCTGAACCAAGAGCTGTGTTATTATCTGTTAGCTGGTTGATGTTTTCAGCCGTAACTTTACCACTTGCTGACATCTGACCGTAAGCCTGAACTACACCTTTTAATTGTTCGCCAGTACCACCAAATGCTTGGTTAGCTTTTACTAATGCTTCTGTTTTACCAACAGCTGACTTAGCAGTATCTCCTAAACCAATAAAGGTCGTTGAAAGTTTAATAGTATCTTCAGTATTTGCATTTGTAGCTTTAGCAAGATTCTGCATAGATTTTCTTACATAGTCAAAGTCTTGTCCATTGCCTTTGAACTTCATTGTATTTTGCAATGAAATCATGGCTTTTTGAGTATCCATTGCGTCAGATACCCAACCTTTTAAGCCATTACCGACAGCACTAACAGCACTTGCACCGATTTGCCTGAATGCACCAACAGCAATCTCTCTAAGACCGCTAAAGCGTGACTTCATGCCATCAATTCCGCTATTAACGCCCTTAGTATCCATTTTAGCTTCAATGTTCCAAGAGCCTGAACTAATAGCACTATCGACTTGCTTTATTTCGCTTTCCAGCCTATTAGCTTGTGTTTCTGCTGTGCCTAAGTCTCTAGTAAGTTGTAGCCATTTCTTTTGACCTGCTGACGTCCCTTTGTCAACCGTAGAAAGTTCTTCTTTTAGTTTTGTTGCTTTGTCACGTGATAAGCCCAACTGCGTTTGTAAGTTCTTCTGCAATTGCGCCATTTTCCCGGTATTTGTGGGGTCAAGTTTTAGAGCTTCACGTAAGTTTTTAGCTTCTCCTCTAAGCCCTGACATTGCGGTATTAACGCCTTTAAGTGAGTTCTCGAATTTCGTTGTATTACCGTATATCTCGACCTC